TGAACAACTTTTGTCCCAACATTAGATGTCATTAAAATAATGCAGTTTTTAAAGTTAATTTTTCTTCCGTGTCCGTCAGTTAAAAATCCTTCATCTAACATTTGTAAAAATACATTGAATATTTCAGGATGTGCTTTTTCTATTTCATCTAACAAAATAACAGAATATGGTTTGTTTTTAATTTTATTTAAAAATGGAGAACCATCATCATAACCAACGTATCCTGGCGCAGACCCTGTTAACTTTGACGTTGATATCTTGTCTGAGAACTCACTCATATCTAATCTTATAAGTGCGTCTTCAGTATTGAACATATGTTTTGCCAATTGTTTTGCAAGTTCTGTTTTACCAACACCGGAATTACCAATCAATAAACCACTAAAAATAGGCCTTTTTGGGTCGTTTAATCCTACTTTATTTCTTTGAATTGCTCTTGAAATTTTTGTAACAGCATCGTCTTGTCCAATTACTTTAGTACAAAGAGTTTCTTTTAATGTTTTAAGTTGTTCGGTTTCGTCTGATGATATTTTATTTATTGGAATTTTTGTCATTAAAGAAACTACATCATAAACAACATCTTCTGTAACTTCTTTTTTGAATAAATTTCTATTTTTCTCAAATTCGGCCTTTTCTTTTTCTAAATCTGATAAAATTTTTCTTTCTTTATCTCTTAAATTTGCTGCCTCTTCATATTTTTGACTATTGATAACTCGTATCTTTTCTTTTTTGATATCTTCTGCTTGTTTTTTTAAGTCCTCAATTATTTCAGGAAGTTTGATTTCAACTTGACTTCTTGCCCCCACCTCATCTACAATATCAAAAGCTTTGTCAGGAAATTCCCTATCTGTGATATATCTATCTGCAAGTTCAACACAAAGTTTTAAAATTTCATCACTATATTTTACTTTATGATGGTCTTCATATCTAAATTTAGAATTTTCTAAAATTTGTAATGTTTCTTCTTTGGTTGAGGGGTCAACAACAACTTTTTGAAATCTTCTTTCTAATGCACCATCCTTTTCAATGTTTTTTCTATATTCATCCAAAGTGGTTGCACCAATACATTGTAGTTCACCTCTTGATAAAGCTGGTTTAAATATGTTTGACGCATCCATTGACCCTGAAGAATTACCAGCACCAATCATTGTATGAATTTCGTCAATAAAAACTATAATATCAGGATTTTCATATAATTCTTCCATTATAATTTTCATTCTTTCTTCAAATTGACCCCTATATTTTGTTCCTGCAACAACCGAAGTCATATCAAGTGATACTATTCTTTTATTTGCTAAATTTTGTGGACATTCACCCTCAAATATTTTTTTTGCTAACCCTTCAACAATTGCAGTTTTACCACATCCAGGTTCACCGATTACTATTGGGTTATTTTTTTTTCTTCTTGAAAGTATTTGTGCAATACGATTTATTTCATCCTCTCTTCCAATAACTGGGTCTAATTTTCCTTCTTCAGCAAGTTTAATTAAGTCCCTTGAAAAATTATCTAATACTGGGGTTCTACTTGAACTATCATTTGATTTCTTTTTTGACTTGTCGCTACCATCAACAGAATCTATCATAACGTTATTTTTACAAATTTATTTTTAATGAAGTTTAATGATTTATCTTAGAATAATCAATTGTTTATGGTATTTTGTTACTTTGTCAGTCATACTGACATTTTGTCAGGTTTTTTATTTTGGCATTCTTTTAGATAAAAACCATACCAAAATAAACTATATAAAAATTTAAAAAAATGTACTATAACTATTTTAACAGAATGATTAATGAACTTTTTAAAATGGATGAATTAATACCAACAAACGGATGGGAAAAGAAAACCTATAAATCAGATGATGGGATGATTTCTTTTACCTATATGACAAATAATCCAAGTAAGTTAAATCAAAAAGACGAGTTGTATCTTCTTAAACAAGAATTAGAAAATGCTGTTGAAGAACAAAGGTTTGAAGATGCGGTAAAACTTAGAGATAAAATAAAAAGTGTTGAAAAGAACAAGAATGAACTTGAAAAACTTAATAAGGAACTAAATGAATGTATAAAAAGTCAAAATTTTGAAAAGGCAATAGAAATTAGAGACGAAATCAAAAAATTAAAATGAGTCGTTCCTACTTAAGTTTTAATCCACCTTAATGGTGGATTTTTTTTTTAACAAACATATTTATTTTAAAAAGAACTTTTTATGAGAAACAGATTTATTCTTACGGAAGAAGAAAAAAATAATATATTATCATTATATGGAAAAAATTTAATTTTAGAACAAAGACCAACAACAACAACTGAAATTAAGGCGTTTCAGGATTATATGGATACGGTTGGACCTTGGGTCAAATCAAGTAGTGGAAAATATGTGAAATTAAATAAGGGTGGTGGTTACGGGACTTTTGGTCCTAACACAAGTGCCGCTTGGAACGCATACGGGGAAGATTTTTTACAATCAATGGGTTCTGACACCGATAATATTGCAACAAACGCAAATTTTGGTGCTGGAACATCACTGGCAAATGGAATTGTCACACAATCGTCAGCAGGTGGTGATTGTATTAATGTTGAGGTGTCGGGGGTGTTTGGAGTTGCTGTTGCAAGTAACCCAAACCACATTAAAAATTTTCTCAATACATTTATAAGGGGAATAAATGAAAACGCAATGTTAAAAGAATCCTACGAAGCGGGAACTCTTTATGTTGGTGGTATGTCTCTTGTTGGTGGTGCTAGTAACTACTATGGGGGTTCGGTTAAACCTGATGTTGATAACAACTACCAACCGACAACGTCGGCAAAAACATATTACGGAAATTACGCAAAAAACAAAGCATTAGCATTAAAAAGAGCACAAAATCTATATAATCAACTTTTAGTTGAACTTCCTAAATTAAGAATAAATTTCGGTCAAAACGTGAACCCTACATTTGATTCAATGGTGGTTGATACGGGGGGTAAAAATGACAACGCTAGGACTTCAACATATAAAAACCCAGGTCAAATTGTTAGGTGTAAAATAGATTTATGTGGTGTTAAGGCTTTAGGTGGTGGAGGAACCCCACCCGAACCAATAACTACGACACCACCACTAACCACTAATACCGCAACAACGACAACTACAAAAACCACAATAACACCAACAGAAACTGTTCAAATAAAAGAATGTTTTGAAAATGCGGAAATTGAGGTTAATTACGTAGGTACAGGTCATAAATGTAACTATGCTGTGTATGAAATTTACGTAAACGGTATAAAGTTAAAAAGAGATAGTGGTCAAGATTACGCAAGTTTAAATAATATGGGTGATTTTGACAATGCCGTTAAAGAAGGTGAACACAGGTTTAATAAGTTCACAATTTCAAAAATTACCGCACAAGAATTTGTTAATCTTGAGAACTTATACAAATATCAAGGAAATTTACAAATAGATGCAAAATGTGTTTTAAAAAATCCACAACTTTCTAAAGGTTGGCCTGACCCCGATAACAATGGAACACCAAATGGTGGTTGTCATAAAGGGGTTGGTAAAGTGGTTGCCAGAGTTAACGGCAAAGAGTATGAAAAAGAAGCAAGAACACCAAACAAATACGAAGAAAGTATTATGTTAGCAAACTTTCCAGCATGTAAGGCATTATATGAAAAGGCAATCCAATCGGGAAATCAAACAGATAACCCAAAAGTCCCAACTAACGATAATGTTGCTTAATTATTTCAATATCTAATTTTGAATACGAGGTTACAGTTGACCAATCTTGATAAAATATACTATCAGGATATTTGTTTGAGTCATTACCTAAACCCAAACTTTGGGTTAACTCTTCTCTCAACAAATGTTTCCTTACGTTATTTTTAGATGTTCTTTCCATATCTATGAAAATGTATGACTTTTTTATCTCACCATTTAAATGATGTGATAAAAACAACCCATAATTATTTTCTAAATAAGGTGATGCCGTTTTATTAATTTTTGAGTATTCATCCTTTGTTCCAAAATATATAAAAATATTTGCTGAATCTTTATTATCGGTAACTGAAAATTTTATTTTTTCAATTATTGTGTCAAGCTGAGATATAATTTTATTTAATTCAAAATTCATAGTGTCATCTTGATTTCCTTGAACAAAAATTTTCACATCCTTTAAAAATTTACATTTTTCTTTTTTAATACCGTATTCACTTTTTGATGATATTTCCTGATAATATGAATTAATTTCAACATCTGTTTGTGACATTAAAACTCTTGTGATTAGTAAAATTATTATTAATAATACCTTTTTCATATTTTTTATTTATTTTACAAATATACTCAAAATTTCAAAAAATAAAAAAATATTTATAAATAAAAAATTATGGCAGTAAAAAAAACAGAAATCGTAGGGACAAAAATTATCTGTGAAATTGAATCATCTAATTTGGTTAAAACAGAATATGACACCGAAACAAAAAAAATGATATCTGAATTTAAAAATGGTATGAAATACGAATATGATGAAGTCCCACATAATGTTTATGTTAAATTTAGAATGGCGGAGTCACAAGGGAAATTTTTTAACACAGAAATATCAAAAAAATACAAGTATAAAAAATTATAATTTGGTCGTATATTTATTATTATGACATCTAATGAAAAAATAATAAATAGTCTTTTCTTACAAGACGAACTAAACGAAAATGTTTGGTATTTACCCAATGAAAAAAATATGGGTGACCCTGAAGGTCAAAATTATAAAATAAAACCAGAAATAAGGTCAAGACTTTTAAAGGCTGCAGAAATTTTTATTGATTATTTAGATGTTGATATGTTTGTCCCTGACATCATTTTAGTCGGGTCTTTAGTTGGGTATAATTGGAGTGAATTTTCAGATTTTGATGTTCACATTCTTTATGATTCATCTGACTTTGGGGATAAATTAGAACTTTACCAAGAACTTTTTAGATTAAAAAAAACCGTATTTAATGCTTCACACGACATATTAATAAAGGGATTTGAAGTAGAGTTATATGCTCAAGATGTAGACGAAAAAGAAAAAAGTATGGGGTCGTATTCACTACTAAATGATGAATGGATACGAATACCCAAAAAAGAAGAATTTAAAATTGACAAAAATAAGATAAAACAAAAAGCCGACCAGTGGATGGACATAATTGATGGTGTAATTGAAAATGCTGAAGATGAGGATTTAAATGATGCCGTTAAACTTGTTAAAAAATATAAGGACAAATTAAGAAAATATAGAACTTGCGGACTTTCAAAAGAAGGTGAGTATTCTTATGAAAATTTAGTGTTCAAATTTTTAAGAAGAAACGGGTATATACAAAAATTAGAAAACTTTAAAAACAAAATTACAGATAAAAAATTATCATTAGAACAGGAAAATTTTGAATAAATAAGAAAATACAAACTAATAATATATTTATATATAAGATATTTAATCAAAAATATTTTTTTGGTTATTAACTATAATTAAAAATTAACTTGAAATGGGAGATTTAAGACCACTAGGTAGTGAAAAATTGGAAGGTATGGATAAAATAAACAGAATTATCCAACTATCAAATTACAAACAACCAAACAATAACAATGTTGAAAGAAACGCAATTGATGAAAACTCAACATCCGAATATACAATTAAATTAACTGATGGTTTTTACTATGGGATAGTAAAGGAAACAAAAGGTTATATTTTAAAAACAAGCGTTGATTCAAAAGATTGGTCGTATATGAAAGGTATAACCGAAAGGAAGTATTATAACTCATATTCACAAGCACTTAAAAGATTGAATATCATTGTTTCTGAAAATAGTAGAAACAATGGTTATGACTATGAAATTCCTTTAATTGGCGAACAAGCCGGTGTAAAAAAAAAATTCGTACTTAAACGACCTAAAGTAGGTGGAGACGCCACCACAGCAACACCTGAAGGTGGTGATACTGCCGCTCCCGCACCCGCAGATATGGGTGCACCAGCACCTCCACCACCCGCAGATATGGCTGCACCTCCTGCAGATATGGCTGCACCTCCTGCAGATATGGGTGCACCAGCACCTCCACCACCCGCAGATATGGGGGCAACACCACCATCAGATATGGGTATGGGAGCACCAACTGATATGGGAGAAACACCACCGACAGATATGGGTATGGATGCACCAACAGGAGAACCACCAATGGAAGGTGAAGAAGGTATGGAAATGGAGAACCCTGAAATGGGAGATACTGAAGAAGCAGTTGGGCCAACAGGGTTAAAAACCATTCAAAAATTAACAGGTAGATTAAGCCAAAAAATTCGTTCATTTGACAAAGACAAAGGACTTGACTCTCAAGATATAAAATACGTTTTAAATTCTATTATTTCTGCAATTGACGTAGCGAAACTTGATGAGGACGATAAGGAAGATATATTAGATAAGTTTGACCAAATGGATGAATACGGAGCTGAAGAAGGTGGAGAAATGGATTTATCAGGTGAAGAAGATATGGGTATGTCTGATATGGGTATGGGTATGGAAACACCACCACAACCAGAACCTCCTGTTACAGAATCTAAAGTTAGTAAAGTTTTGTCAAAATATTTTGAAATAACTGAAGATGAAAAACCATTGTTAGAAGAAAAAAGAAAAAAGGATTATATTCAAAAGAAATTAACAGAATCAAAAGTTAAAAAAGAAATAGAAATTTTAAGTGAGTCAACACAACAAATGGTGGTTGCTAAAAAAATATTTTCAGAAAATTCAAACATAAAATTCGTTGGTAAGACCAATAAAGAAAACTTACTTTTTGTTTCAAACGGAAAAAAAATAAGAGTAACACCAAGAGGTAGAATTATATGAAATTAGTTTACGTTAATGAATTAGGACCTAATTACAAGGGTGATAACATCTACGAATTTATTTTTTCAGATGTTGATGATGTATGGGGGGATGAATGGGATGCCGAACCAGCGTCAGGAAGACCAAATCCACCAAACATAGAGTATATCAAAAAAGTAGGTGTATTAAAGAATTTAAATATAGATTTAAACCTAATTCAAAACTCGGACTTTTTTTGTGTATATGATGCAGTTGATGGGGTTATTAGTTTGGGTTGGGAAAAAAGTGATAGTGATGAAATAATTAATGATAAAAGAAAACGATTGGTTTTTCATTATGGTGAAAGTGTGGATTCAGTAGAAAATAAATTATACGAAAGAGATATCGTATTAAAATGGGAAAAAAACTTAGTTCAAAATGAAACATATGAATAAAAATTTGGCGTACCTTCTTTCAGAAGGATTTTCTATTAATACTTTAAATAAAATGAATAGTAACCAACTACAAGTTTTATCTGAAAAAGTAAAAAAATCTAAAAAAGAAACTAAGGAAGCAACCACTAAAACTATGACAACAACTAGTTACAGTAAAGATGAAGCTAAGGGAAAAACATTTACTAAAGATGAGGACGTTTCAGTAACAATAAAACCTGATGGTGGTGTTGACGTAACAAAAGAAGGTGAGGTCACAGAAAAGGCGGTTTCTAAAAAACAACACGGTTTAATGGGTGCTGCATATTCAGTAGAAAAAGGGGATAAAAAAATATCTGACATACCAAATAGTTACAGAAAAAAAGTTAAAGATGTTGTGGACTCTATGTCTAAAAAACAACTTAAAGATTTTGCAAAAACAAAAACATCAAAATTACCAGAAAAAAAAGAAGAAGTTAAAAAATTAGAAGAAAGTATACTACGACTAATATCAGACGAAATTTATCCAACAACAACAAAGTCTGAACTTTTAAGAATGATTAACAGACATAAATAAAATGAATGTCATTGTCAAAAGAACAAATATTATTAGAGTATGCTAAATGCTTAAGGGATACACCATATGCACTTAAAACATATCTTCAAACATACGATAATACTCAATCAAAATATGTACCTTTAGAGTTATTTAACGACCAAGTTACTCTTGTAAAAGATTACGACGAATGTGAAGAAAATATTGCGTTAAAATATAGACAAGCGGGGGTTTCTACTGTAACGTCTGCTTGGGCATCTAAAAGATTAGTTTTTGCTCGTAAAGAAAAACCTGAAAAAATTCTAATTATTGCAAACAAACTTGATACTGCCGTTGAGATGGCAAATAAGGTAAGGTCGTTTGTTGAACAATGGCCAAAATGGTTAGGTGTGACATTCTCAAATGAAAAAAATTCACAAAGACATTTTAAATTAACCAATGGGTGTGAAGTAAAGGCGGTGGCAACATCAAAAGATGCTCTTCGTGGGTATACCCCAACAATATTAATTTTTGATGAGGCAGCATATATTGATGCCGATGAGGACTTTTGGTCAGCATGTATGGCGTCTTTATCAACAGGAGGTAAAGTAATTGTTATTTCAACACCAAACGGGTTTGACCCAATTTATTATTCAATATATAGTCAAGCTATTAAAGGAATGAATGATTTTAGGATAACTGAAATGTATTGGTTTAGAGACCCAAGATATTCTAGTGATTTAAAACTAATAAAATGTGACGATATTGTGCACTATATGTTAAATAGAGGAGATTATAATGACTCTGAGATAACATTAGATTATACAAATACCAAAGTATCCGAAAGGGACTTTGAAGATATAAAACAAAAAGTTGAATCCGGATACAAAGCATATAGTTCTTGGTTTGAGGCTATGGCTAAAAAGTTGAAATTTGATAGGAGAAAAATTTCACAGGAATTAGAATGTAACTTTTTAGGTTCAGGGGATAATGTTATTCCTCCTGAAACTATGAAAAAAATTAAAGAAAAACACATAAGAGAACCTGAAAATAAAATGATGGGTGGTGTATTATGGCAATGGAAAGAACCTGTTGCTGGTCACAAATACATTATGGGTGTTGATGTTTCTCGTGGTGATAGTGAAGATTTTTCCACGTTTTGTATAATAGATTTTGATAGTAGGGAACAAGTCGTAGAATATATAGCTAAAGTTCCACCTGATGTTGTTGCAGAAATTGCTTATAGGTGGGGTACTATGTATAACTCACTTATTGTAATAGATATTACAGGTGGTATGGGAGTTGCAACATCAAGAAAACTTCAAGAAATGGGGTATAAAAATCTTTACGTTGACGGTGTGAATTCTGCAGATATGTGGAAGTACGACCCTAAAGTTAATGAAAAAATTCCAGGCATAAACTTCAACTCAAAAAGGGTACAGATTGTTGCATCTTTTGAAGAGGCGTTAAGGTTTGATTTTGGTGTAAAGTCACAAAGATTGTTTAATGAATTAAATACGTTTGTATATATAAATGGAAGACCTGACCATCAAAAAGGTCAACACGATGACTTGATAATGGCAATGGCTATGGCTATTTATGTTGCTGAAAATTCATTTGCAAAACTTGAAAAGGCAACAGAACAGGCAAAAGCAATGATTGATTCTTGGACATCTGAAACAAATATGTTCCAAGATTCCCACCAAAATTTCAACCCCGGAGTACCCGTTAATAATTTCGGAGGATACGGTGATTTTGGTATTTCAAGAAATGCTGCGACAAAAAGTGATTATGAAAACTATTTATGGTTATTCGGGAATAAAAGGGTTTAATTTATAGTTTTCAAAACTATTTTTTTATAAAAAAAGAATATGGCACAAGAAAAATATACGGTTTGGCAAAGATTAAGTAAGGCGTTTGGACCATCATCAACGATGGACCAACAAACACCTGTATTTAAATTTGACAAAAAAGAGCTTCTAAAAACAACAGATAAAACTGAATACGAAAAAGAAAAGTTAGAAGCTCAACAAACAATGTACATTGGAAAACAATGGCAGAAAGTTGAAAGTAACTTATACCAACAAGCGGTTTATTATGAACCAACAAGAATGGCGTCTTATTATGATTATGAATCAATGGAGTATACTCCTGAAATTTCTGCAGCTCTTGACATATATTCCGAAGAATCAACAACACCAGACCAAGATGGTCACATATTAAAAGTTTATTCTGAATCAAAAAGAATAAAACAAATTTTGGTAGATTTATTTGTTAATAAATTAGATATTAACACAAACTTACCGATGTGGACAAGGAATACTTGTAAGTTTGGTGATAATTTTGTTTACTTAAAATTAGACCCTGAAAAAGGTGTTGTCGGGTGTCAACAATTACCTAACATTCAAATAGAACGTCTTGAAAAAGGGATGAGATTTCAACCTGACAAGTATTCTCAAGAAATGGAAAACGACGCACTTAAGTTTGTATGGAAAGAAAAAAATATGGAATTTAACACTTGGGAAATTGCACATTTTAGAATTTTGGGTGATGATAGAAAATTACCATATGGTACGTCAATGTTAGAAAAAGCAAGACGTATTTGGAAACAATTATTATTATCTGAAGATGCGATGTTAATTTATCGTGTATCAAGAGCACCTGAAAGAAGGGTGTTTAAAGTTTTTGTTGGAAATATGGATGACAAGGACGTTGATGCGTATGTACAAAGGGTGGCAAATAAGTTCAAACGAGACCAAATTGTTGACCAAAAAACAGGAAATGTAGATATGAGGTATAATCAGATGGCAGTAGACCAAGATTATTTTATCCCTGTTAGAGACCCCGGAGCAACAAATCCAATTGAGACGTTACCTGGTGGGACAAACTTAGCTGAAATTGCAGATATTGAATATATTCAGAAAAAATTAGTAACCGCACTTAGAATACCTAAGGCGTATTTAGGATTTGAAGAGGCGGTGGGTGACGGTAAAAACCTTTCAATATTAGATATTAGATTTGCTAGAACAATTAATAGGATTCAAAAATCAATGCTTGCAGAATTAAACAAAATAGCAATTATACATTTATTTTTAATGGGATTTGAAGATGAGTTGACAAACTTTACTTTAAGTTTACATAACCCATCTAAACAAGCTGACCTACTTTCAATTGAATTATGGAAAGAAAAAATAACACTATTTAAAGATGCTGTAGCACCAATTCAAGATTCGGTGGCTCCTGTTTCAGCATCTTGGGCGAAAAAACATATTCTTGGGTTTTCTGATGAAGAAATTAGGCTTGACTTACAACAACAAAGAATTGAACGAGCAGTTTCTGCTGAACTTGGTAAAACCGCAGAGATTATTACCAAAACAGGTGTGTTTGATAACATAGACAACCTTTATGGTAAAAAAGAAGGTGAAAAAGGTGGTGGAGCCGGCGAAGAATCAGGAGGTGAATCAAGTGATATGGGAGGAGCACCACCTGCAGGAGGAGAAGAACCACCAGGAGGAGAAGAACCCCCAACAACTGAAAGATTAGTTAGAAGTGACTTAGATTTATTGTTAGAAGAAAATTTATTTAGTGGAAGTAACTATATGGATTTATCAAAAGGAAGAAATTCGTTGATTGAAATTGATGATAAATTGAATGATTTATTAAATAGATAATATTTATCATAAAAAGATATGAGTACATTTGGAAGTATAAAGACAAAATTAGAAGAAGCGGCGTCTTCTTTATATGGTAAACCAAGCTTTAAAACGTTTATGCAAAATTTTAAAAACTTGGTTTTAGAAAACAAAGATATTTCTGAAATTTATTTTATTTATGATGATTTGAATTCTAATAAGGGATTAGATAGGGATATTGCTGACGATTATATAAATGAATCAATTGAATATTGTCAAATACTAATTGAATCAAATTCAAGTAAAATTAATAATATAGATTCTTGGTTAAATAAATTTGTCAAAACAAATAAAAATAATTATAAAAACATAGATAATACCGTATATCTAAACTCCATTAAAGATTTAGAAGTTGTTTTAGAATCAAAAAAACAAATAAAAAAAGTATTAACAGAAAATACTAAAAAAGAGGAAGTCGTAACCGAAAACTATAACTTACCAATCTCAACAATGGTAAGTATTGCTAATAAAAAATTATCTGAAGAATTTTCAAACCTTAACGAGTCGGATAAAAACGAATTAAAACAAATAGTTTCTTTATCTTCAAACGATTTAAAAAAAGAAGTTAATGGACTTAAAGAAGATATTGTTTCCAAGCTTAAAAATAAAATAAATGAATCATCTGAAAAAGATTTAGAATTAACAATTACGGAAACAATTAATAAAGTAATGGAATCTAAAGTTGACCATTATAATTTATATAAACTTAGAAAATTAAACGAGGGATTATGAGAAAATTTTTTACAAGTATGTTCAGTGATGGTAAAGGAAACATATCATCAAAAAGAATTGGTGGGATAATTTGTGTATTATTTTTAAATGTTACACTTTTAGCGAATTCTTTTTCGCACGGAAACATTAAACCATCTGACATTTTAGTAGAAACTGTAGGTCTTTTGGCTTTTGGTTGTTTAGGTCTTACTTCTACTGAAGCAATTTTTGGCAAAAAGTTTGATAAGAAATCTGACGATACTCAGTCTTGATTTTTTGACTTTTGAATATACTTAGCCTTTTTTATTTCAGCCCTCCTCACAACGGAGGGTTTTTTATATTCCTTTCTTTCTTTTAATATTTCTTGTTGTTTTGTTTTAAACACTTTATATTTGTAAGTTTTAAGTGCTTGCTCAATAGATTTTTCATTTTTTACTTCTACTATAATCATAATTTTTTCCCTTTTATAATATAAATATAAGGAATTTTTTCAAATTTTGACAACCCTAAAAAGTTTTCTTATATTTTTAAAAACAAATAAACGTATAAGAAATGAAAAATGAAAAAAGGGAAAACGTCAAAATTAAACATTTTTGATGATGCAAAATGCCATTACGGAACGGTAGATTCTAAAAATTTAAAAAGTGTTTACATTGTATTACAAACTTGGGTTGAACCAATAGTTTTTGAAGATAATTGGAATAGGATAACAGGTTTAATAAAAAGACAAATTTTACATACGTTATTAGAGGTAGTTGATGGATTCACATTTGAAAGAAAACAAATCGTGGATTTAGATTTAAGAACAAGTGGAATACAAAAAAATAAAAAAAGTTTTCTAAATTTAGAAATAACCTTATTTGTCCACGACCAATCAATAGATTTTAAATCAATTTTATTAAGGTCAAAAATTAAAAAAATCATATCATCCATTTATTATGACGATTTAAAAAAATCAAAGTATTTTATGTTAAGTAAAACAAAAATTAAAGAAACTGAACTTGTATAATATTTATCATAAAAAACATTATGAAAATATTAGGACCAAGTGATACAGGAAAAGGTATATTAGTTGAGTGGGATGCGGGGATAATTAACCCAAATGAACATAGAAATAGTCAAATGATTAAAGAATCATACGGACAATTAGACCATTCAAAACCATTTGTATTTTATGCGACACTTCAAAAATATGGGACACCGAATAGAAATGGAAGAATTTATCCTGAAAAAATTCTAAAACGTGAGGCAGAAAAATATAAAGATATGATTAATCGTGGAATGTCAATATCTGAATTAAATCACCCCGAATCTTCACTTATTGATTTAGATAGAGTCGCCCATATCATAACCGATATATGGTGGGAAGATAACGTTTTAATGGGAAAGATTAAATTATTAACAACCCCTGGTTTTCACGAAAGAGGAATTGTATCTTCAAAAGGAGATGTGGCAGCAAATATGATG